GCACCGCTGCGGCCTGCGACGCCGGCGATGGGGGAGCGACATTCCCAGCGGCGGGAAGTTCGCTCGGCCGCAGCGGCGCGTCCGCCGCCTCATCCCGCAGCCGTGCCCAGAATTGTTCGCCGTAGCGGTCGGCGCCCAGTAGCCAGAGCGCGGCGCGGGCCAGCACCGCGCAGTCGAGCGCCTCGTTCCGCTCCCGCAGCTTCGCCCATTCCTGCCGGGCAAAGCCGCGCCGGTCCTTCGTCGTGCGCAACTGCTCCGCGACCAGCTGCTTGACCCACTCCACCTCGATCGCCCGCGGCAGATGCACCCAGCCGAGCGGCCATTCCTCCGCGTCGCCGCGGCCGAGCCAGAGCCGGCGATACAGGTCGGCCTTCCAGGTCGAGACGGACACGGTCCAGAGTTTCAGGCCGCGCCGCAACTTCTGGCCGTTCACCAGCGCATCCACCGGCGTCGGGCCCTGGACGGGCTGCGCCCGGTTCCAGCCGTCGATGCCCTTCGTCGGCGCGATGCGCGGATCCCGCAGGCGGCGCAGGTGGCCATAGACGGCGGCGGTGTCGCGGCCGCCGGTGTCGACGCAGAGCCGGGCGATGCGCATCGCGCCACCGCCGTGGCGGGGCCAATCGCGCGCCAGCACCCGGGCCAGTTCGTCCCACGGCTCGCGATCCCGCGGGCTGCAGGGGATCACCACGTGATCGACGAGCCAGGAGGAGAACCCCTCGGCCCAGCCCCAGACGTCGCATTCGAGGCGGTCGTCCTGCACGTCGACGCCGGCCGTCAGCACCAATGCGCCTGGCGGCACCACACCCATCCGAAAATCCTCGCGGCGCTCGACCAGCCGCTCCCAATCCGGCGCCTCGCCCTGCTCCTGCCAGGTCTCGCCCAGCACCGTGTTCGTGAAGGTCTTGATGTCCTCGGGCTTGCCCTGGGCCGCCTCCCAATCGCGCGCGATCTGCTCCCAGGACAGCCAACCCACCGGGGAGTAGAGCGCCGAGATATGGAAGCCGATCGTGTGCGGATCGTGGCCCTCGGCCGTCGCGCGCCATTCCCCGCCGCCGAGCATGGCGGTCTTGTCGTGCTCCTGCATCGGGTGGTCGCAGGCCGCGCAGTGATACCGCGCCGTCTCCGGCGCCCCCTTCTCCCAAATCAGCCGCTCGAAGCGCAGCCACTGCATCTCGCCGCATTCGGTGCACGGCACGAAGAAGCGCTGCTGGTCGCTGGCCAGGTATTCCCGCTCGATGCGGCTGCGGCCGGCGATGGTGGGCGTCGAGACCAGGAAGGCCTTGCGCCGCCAGCCGAAGGTGCGGGCGCGGGCCTCGGCGAGCGCAATCGGATCACCCTCACCGGCGACATCACCGGGATAGGCGTCCACCTCGTCGAGGAACAGGAACCGCGCCGTCATCGAGCGCAGCCCGACCGCGCTGTTGGCCCCCGTCAGCACCAGGATGCCGCCGGGGAATTCCTTCGACAGCATCGTGTTGCCGCTGTCGCGAGCCCGCGCCGGCGCCACCCGCTCCCGCAGCGCCGGCGTTTCCTCCAGCAGTGGGTCAATGCGCTGGCGCGAGAAGCGCTTGGCCAGTTCCACGGTCGGCTGCACCGCCAGCGCGGGCGCCGGCACGTGGTGCATGATGTAGCCGAGCCAGTTGTTCCCGCTTTCCGTCGCGCCGACCTGCGCGCCCTTCATGAACACGACGCGACGGGCGGGATGCACCGCCGAGAGCGCGTCCATCACGTCCTTCAGATACGGCGTGCGGCTGGTGCGCCAGGGGCCGGGCTCCGCGGAGGCGCGGCTGCCGAGCATACGATGGCGCTCGGCCCATTCCGACACGGTGAGCTGCGGCGGCGGGCGCAGCATCGCGCCCACGCGGCGGCGCACATGCTCACGGCTGCGGAGACCGATCCCCTCCGAGGCCTGCTGGGTCGAAGCGATCGGCCGCCTCCGTCAGCAGGTCGTTGATGTGGCTCTGCAGGATCGTCTGCAGCAGGTGCGGGTCGACGCTGATCTCGGCGGCGATCAGGCCTGACACGCGGGCCGGCCAGTTCAGCAGCGCGTCGCGCATGGTGCTGCCGATTTCGTCGAGCGCGGCATTCGCCTCGGTGATGTCGAGCAGGCGGCGCTTGGTCTCATCCAGCGAAAGCCGCTGCGCCTCCACCTTGAGCGCGAGCTGCGCGACCTTCAGGCGGGCAAAGGGCGTCCCGTCCGCACCCGCACCGCTGGCCAGGGGCGAGCGGGCGGGGTCGGCGGATTCCACGAGACGGCGGCGGGTCTTATCGATGTCCCACTGGCCGTCCGGCTCACGGGCGATGCGGCCCGCCCGCTCGGCCTTATGGATGGCGGTGTCGCTGACGCCGAGGCGCCGCGCGGCCTCGCGTGTGGAGGCGGTCAGTTCCGGCATGGCGGCGACTCAGCCTCCCATCGCGCAGGCGCGATGGGGGCCCGCATGCCGCCGCGCATGATGGCGATGCCGGCCTTCTCAGAGGGGACGAAGGGCGCGCTGGCGCGCGACTTCAAAGGCGGCGATGGCGGCGGGCCAATCCAGCGTCGCGCCATCGCCGAGCATCTGCACCGGGGCAAGGGCGATGCGGCGGCGCGACCAGTAGTTCCCGTCCAGCGTGGCGAGCCAACCGGCCAGCCCCTGCGCGGCGAGCGCCGCGGCGGCGGCTTCCACCTCGGCCTCGCTGGGCGGTGCGGCGCGCCCCATCGTCACATGCCGCCCGTCCTGCGCGAGGATGATCCAGCGGCGTTCTGCGACTTTCGATTCACAGATCATCGTCGTCTCCATCTCGGCGGAGCGTGATGCCCTGCGCGTGATGGACGATTCGCGCTGCGTCGGAGCGCAGCCAACTCGAATGATCGATGTGCTCTGTAGGTTTTCGATGGGCGCTGTGATGCGCGATGTGCATCATTGTGCGGCGAGCAGAGGACGGTGGAGATGCCACAGCCGAGCGCACCGAAAGACATCGAGAAGATGCTGGAAGCGACCGCGAAGGCGATGGCGCTCGCCGAGCATCATTGCGGCACGCCACGCATGGTGAGGCTGTATATGGATGATGCGCGGAGGGTGCTGCTGGACGTCGCCCGGGCGGCGAAGCGCCTGAACTGGACGCCCGATGAACTGGTCCGTGCGCTCAAGCCTCCGAGGCGCCCGGCAAGATGTTGGGACAAGCGCGAAGGCCCGCCGCAGCGCGGCGAGCCCTGATCAATCCCGCTCGGCTTCACTCCGCCAGGGCGTAGATGGTGAAGGAGCCCTTCGCCCCCGTCTTGTTCGGCCCCACCATCCGCTCGCGCGACTTCACCTCGACCGCGCGGCCCTTCTTCTTCAGCCCGGCGAAGAAGCCGCGGACCGTGTGCTGTGCCCAGCCGGTGGCCTCGGCGATCTGCGCGACGGTCGCGCCCTCGGGCCGGCGCAGCATGGCCAGCACCTGCTCCTGCTTCGTGCCCTCGCGCGGCTTGCGCGGCGCGCCCGGCTCGCGGGCGACGCGGGCGGGCTTGCCGGCGAGCAGCGTGCGCAGGGCTTCAATCGGCGCGTCGAGGGCGCCGATCATGTCGCTCTCGCGGTTCGCCTCGTCATCCCAGGCGGCGAGGATGGCCGTCGCAGTGTCGCGCAGGCTGGCGCGGGGGGTGGCGGCGCGTGCCGGGAGGGCTTGGTCGAGCATGGCGATTTCCTCCGTCAGGGGCGCGTCCCGGGCGGCTGCGGCGGCCGTGGCCTGCTGTGTGGCGGGCTCCGCGGCCGGCGCCACCGTGTGCGCCGTGTCGGGCACGCTGCCCTCGATGCCGGAGCAGTCGGGCTCGCCGGGGGCCGCGTCGCCCTCGTTCGGATCGATGCCGATGGCGCGCAGCCCCTCGTCGGTGATGCGCGCCACGATCCAGGTGCCGTCGTCATCCTGCCGCCAGCCCAGCCCGACATGCTCGCGCGGCGCGTTGATCTCGGTCAGCAGGTTGTTCTTGATCAGGCTGCGGAACACCGCGTTGCGCGCGGCGGCCGGCAGGGTCTTGGGCGCGCGGGCGAAACCCATCTCGTGCTGCGCGGCGGCGCTGAGGATCACGCGCTGGGTGTCGGAAAGCTTGGTCATCGTGCTGGTCTCCGGTTCCGGGTGCCGGTCATCGGCCCCTACTGCCGGGAGCCCCGCCGGCGGCGCCGGTCGGGGCGGTGCGGGAGTGGCCCGCGTCAGAAGTCGTATTCGCCGCGGCGAAAATGCTGGTCCGCGATGTCCTTCAGCTTGGCGCCGGCATCCGAAAGCCAGGCCGCTTCGCCCCAAAGCACCTCCTCCCGGTCCGCGCCGAAATGGTCCGCGCTGGCCTGGGTGAGTTCCGCGAGAAGGGCATCGAATTCGGCCTTCTTGGCCAGGAAGGCAGCCAGGCTGCGTTCATGGTTGCGGGCGGCGCGGGCGGCGCGGTCGGTCATGGTCGTCTCCGTCGTGGTGCAGGGCATCCCCTGCGCGTGACGGACCATTCGCGCTGTGCCGCGCACGAGCCAAGCAAGATGCAGCGGCGCGG